AATTTGGAATTCGTGAGGGGTTATTTCTTTACCACTTGCAGTTATAGGGCTTGGAATACTTGGATTTGTTTCATATATCTCTCCAGGTTTACCGTATGTTTTATCTTCTTCGACTAATACGGAATATCCTCTTACTTCACAAAATTCAGAAAGATATTTAAAAAGACCACAATAAAGGGTTCTTTTTCTTTGGTCAAAAAGACGGATTTTACCATCCCACACGCGATTGCGGTACGCGGGCATGAACTTATATCCGGGAACAAAGAAACAGAAGTGTTCTGATAATTCTCTTTGTATAGAAGCTTCACATTCTAATTCTAAGAATGTTTCGTTCTTCTTTTTGACAATAATGTATTCCATTAAACTCCGCTAGTAAACTTCCGCCATTCAATCATATTTTTAATATTTTGATGTCTCCATTTAACATTCTCTAATATTTCTTTTAATGTTGCACATACTTCTTCTAAGTATTGGATCTTAGCTTGTTGTTCTTGTATAATAGGATCTGAATCATAAAACTTATCCATATCACCTTTCAATATAGTAAGACCATTTAAAGGATCATAATCCCATCCAAGATCTTCTATTTCCATTTGACTGAGTTTACCGTTATAGTGCAGGAATTTATTTTTAAGAATTACCTTAAAATCCATTTCAGCTTTTTTAAGTTTCATCCTATTAACTGATAATAGTTCTAGGTATTTTCCATGTAGTTTAGCGGATTCTCTTGACGATTCGTCTAAATTAAGTTCATCTATTGTGGAGTCTTTTTTCCACATCTCTAGTATTGTTTGTAAATTATTCATAGTACCTATTATACCGTAAAAAACAGGATTTGTAAATCCCCTTACGGTTGAAATTCAAATGATGTATAAGCAAATGATATATCTGCTTGTACATATGCAAAATCTAATTGGGAATCAAATGATATTGATGCCAATGATGTAGGGAATATCCCATTAAACTTAATCTCTTTACTTACATTATTATGAGAGCTTAATACCAAAAGTGTTGCATCTTCTTTCAGACTTTCTGGATTTTTTGAATTAATTGTATTGTGCATCCATTCAAAAGTTTCAATATAGTTTTCAAAATCTTCCATTATATTTACCCTTATGGTAAGATCTTCAAAGCTAACTCTATCCCCCATTACAGCATGATTAACTCCTTTATAGGGGGTTGCAACCTGATTTACTGTAAATCCAGGAAGGGTCGCTGCAGTACAAAAGTACTCTAGATTTGGATACTTATTACTATTAATCTTAAATTGAAACCCAACAGGGCTCAAAAAGTTCTTGTTTGTAGTTAGTGTTGCCATATTACTATTTATATATTATTTTATTTATACAAAAAAGAAAGGGAGCCGAAGCTCCCTTTACAGATGAGTATTAACTCTGGCTTATGCCATAATGTCGTCAACTCTGAAGATTCTGAAGTACTGGTTAGATCTATCTGAACCAACACCGTCAAGAGCTACGAATGGGTTTGCGACCATACCGTATCTTGTTTTGAATCCCATTCTTGGTTGGAAATCGTTCTCACCAACGGCTTTAACCATTGTTAATGGAACGTATGGGCAGTAGAATAAACCTGCGTCATAAGGATTAGATCCTCTATAACCAACACAAACAAAGTCCACAGTTGAATATGGATCGATGTAAACTTTAACTCTTCCGTTAAGAACACCAGCAAAAGTATTACCTGTGTCATCAACATTTAAGTTAGCAGAAAGTGCAGGTGTGTAATCTAACATACCAGCAGCTGCTAGAGCTGAAGCTACGTCTGAAGAACAAAGAACAAAGTTACCTTTGCCTCTTCTTGTTTCTTTAGCGATTACATTACACTCTCTTTCGATTTGCATGATTAAGCCTTTGAATCTCTCAACCATCCATCTTCCGTCTGAGTCTGTGTTAACATCAAAAATACCTGATGTAGCTGTTGAGCTCTGAAGAGCACCGATTTTAGCAGTTTTAAGAACTGTTCTAACAACTTCTCTGTTGATCTCTGCAAGGATCTCAGCAGATAGAATGTTAGCCAATTCACCTTCAGCATCCAATCCGTGGATAGCTTTAAGGTCTTGTGCTAATTCCATTGTGTACTCAGCTTTAAGAGCTCTTGATTTAGCTGTTACAGTTGATTTCTCAATTGTGAAAGCCATTTCATTGAAAGCGCCGTCGCCTGTTTCACCAACTCCAAGTCTTTCCGCTGCTGATGTACCTAAACCACCACCGAATGTTGAAACTGTATCAGCTTCGTCTGCGATTGTTCCGTCTGTATCAGCATCTGTTACACCACTTAATCCTGTTGGATCAGCTTGATGTGTACCAGTTCCAGAGAAGCCAGTATCAGCTTCATCAAATAAAGCCTCTGTTCCGCTCTGTGAGCTATATTTTGATTTCATTGCAAAGATAAGTCCTGTAGGACCGCTCATTGGTTGTACACCAGCGATATCATATGCAATCAAGTTAGGCATTGCTCTTCGAACAAGAGATATCAATACTGGGTCGAAAGTTCCAATGTTATTTGGAGCTGAACCAGAACCGATATTGTTAGCAGCTGCTGCTTCGGAAATGAAATTTCCTTGCATTTGAGCTCTCTCTTCTCTTAAAGCAACTTCTTGGTTTTCTAATAGACGAGCTGTAACAGCTTTTCTATATTTGTCGGAAATAGGACTCGCGCCGTCGTGATCGAGGACAGGACCCCATTTTTCCATTAATTGTGCGTCTGCATTAAACATTGTGTTTTCCCCTATGTTTAAAAGTTACTTAGTAAATTTAGTTATAGCTTGAGTGTATCTAGCCATAGAATCGGAAACAACTGACTCGTCAGCGTTATCTTCACCTAATAGACTATCAACTTCGTCAACTGATTCGGTAACTTCACTTTTGAAGTATGATTCTTTAACAGTTTTAACTTTATTTTCAAAAGTTTCTTTGTTATCGAATTCGATATCTTCTACTAATGAGGCTAATTTCTCAGCTTCAGTTTCTGCAAGCCCTTCGGACTGTTCTCTAACTACTTCTTTACGTTCAAATTCTTGAATAGAAGCGTGTAGCTTGATATTGTCTTCTGTGGTTTTATTTAAAGTTTCTTCAAGCTCATTGACTGATTCGTTGAGTTCATCAACCAAGTCAACTTTACCTTCAGGAACTTCGATATAGTGTTCTTTGAACACTGATTGAAGTGAAGTCATGAATTCTTCAGCAATTTCAGTCCTAAGACCGTTTTCAACTGCTAATTCATTTTCTTTCATCCAATTTTCAACTACGTAGTCTAAATAAGAATTTACTTTTTCTACTAAGTCTTTTTGGATGTCAGATACTTCTTCTTCAAGATTAGAAGCATATTCAGACTCAAGTCTGTCTACTTCTTGTGTTAATTTTGAAGTTAACACTGCTTCAAAGATTGTTCCAGCTTTTTGCTTAAATCCATCTGATAATGTAGCCTCTTCAGAAATTAAAGCGTCTAGATCTTCGTCATAGTCAATAGCTTCGACTTTAGCTTTTACTTTTTCGCCGTGTTTTTCATCGGCACCTTTACCTTTAGGTTGCCCTACAGGTTTGGTAGTATTAGCTGCGTCTTCAGCTGACTTAACTGAATCTTCTTCTTCACCTTCTGAGACTTTAATCATTTTGGCAAAAAGTTTCTGTGCATCTTCTTTTCTAGCAGATTTGAGCATATCTACTGCGGCTTGAATAACCCCAGCTTTAGTTTTAGGTACGCTGACAGGTTGAGCTGCTTCAGTTTTGGACTCGTGTTCCTCTTCTTCGTGCTCTTCCTCTTCGTCTTCGTGCTTACCTTCTTTAGCTGCTTTTGCTTCTTCTAGAGACTCGTGAGATTCCTCTTCTTGACTCTCTTGAAGCTGCTCTTCTTCCTCAGTAATGCCTTCTTCTACTATCCCATCTTGATTTAAAATAGTGTCTTCTGACATAATTTTTCTCCTATAATTGAGAGTTTAATTTAGAGAGGAAATTCTTAAAAGCTTTAATCTCTGCAGAAGGTAAACCTCTAGCAGATGTGCTTTTAATTTCAGTCTCAATTTCTTCAATGTCTCTTCTAGCAATGATGCCATTGTTCCACACCCATTCTACACCTTCCATAACTCCATTAACGAAAGCACTTGGTGCGGATGGATCTTGAACAATATCTACGGTAGACAACATAAAGTCATTTCCCACATATTGAACACCATTTTTAGATACGAGACTTCCCATACCACGACTTGATACACCAAGCTTAACACCCCCTTCGAGCAAACCTTCAACGATTTGTCCCATAGGGGTTTTAAGGATTGATGCTTTTCCTACAACATCATTTCCCTGCCAATGCAGATCTGTGATTTTGTGCGAAACTTTATCTAGGTTTACTGTTGGTCCTTCCGGATGATTTAACTCTCCAACAGCTCTTCCTGTTTTAACTTGTTCTGTGACGTATTTTTCTACGGCGCTTTCAAGCGTTTTCTTTTCGTAGATACGTCCATTTTTGTTCTTTTGGTTTGATTGCATGAATACGCCTTCGATGAAATAGTTTTTACTACCATCTTTTTTAGACTCTGCAATCACTTCGAGTTCTTTTTCTACGTATTCTGTTATTAGTTTCATTAGCTTTCTTCTTTTTCTGTTTTACGCTGAACTAACCTTGATGCTACTTCGATTTTTTTAGCTTCGATAGCAGCGGTGAGTTTATCAGCCATAAGAGTATTAAACTCTTTATTTGCATTAACGTTATCACCATTTTGTAAGTTCTTAACTAGATTTTCAGTTGCCATAATTTATTATCCTCGTATAGTTTATTTATAAAAAAATGATTCTTAACCGAATCTAGGATCATCTGGATCTGGCATATCCAGCTCTCCAGCTTTATTCTCTTTATCGATTTCTTGTTGCATTTTTCTAATATCAGCTTCTGTGAATCGTAAGATGTTTCTTTGTACCCAAGCTTTAGATACAAAAGTACCCATATACTCATCTAAAGATGATAACATTTCAAACCTTTCTCGAATCATTTCTGACTCCTTAAGTTCTGAGAAATAGTTATCTTCAATAAAGTCAAAGGTTATCTTTTCTTTCCACAATTTCCAATCCTCTTTAGTAATAACCCCTTTTAAG